CAAGGTTTTTGACAAACAGCGCAGGATCAGGAATATCTGCGCCGTTCTGGTCTTTAGCCAGCTTTTCCGCCAGCTTGTTCAGTACCGTAGTCGCAAAGTTTGGATCATTACCGAGAGCGTCAGCCAGCTCTTTAAGCGTATCCAGTGTCTCAGGGGCGCTGCCTGCAAGCGCCGCAAGTGCTTTGGCCACAAACTCCGTCGTCGCCAGCTTTTTGCTGTTATCACCATTTGCAGGTGTAGGTGCTGTTGGTGTGCCGGTGAATGTCGGACTGGCTTTCGTCGCGTACTGGGTATGCGGGTCAACTGCCGCGATATGTGCAGCCAGGTCTGTTCCGCTTTTTTCGACCTTCTGTTTGAGGTATGACGTTCGGCTGGCCAGTTGTTTAGCCTGGCGGTTAGAAATTCCGTCAGGTCCGCCCAGAACGGGGTCAGAGACCTCAATCTGGTATATGCCGCTTTCCCACTGCGGGGTTTCGGGTAGATTTGCCATAATTAACTGCTCCCGTGGTTGTAACTACCGTCATAACGGGTAGTACTGTTGTATCGAATGGCGACAGACTGATATTCCAGACTTGCCAGATGACAGCGAGCCGGAGCAAAGGCAGCAAGCGTCTGACGTAACAGCGCCGCCTGATCGTTAGTGATGGGTTGTTGAAGGATGACGCGATAGACTGCCCAGGCTTGTGCATCACCATGGACGAAAAGCCCGTTGTACGTGTGTCTGCCGTCATAGCCAATCTGCCCCGTACCTTCAATCAGATCCACTTCGCCGAAGCCAAAACGGCGGATAATTTCCCGGATTGACCACGGTGTTCCTTTATAGCGGTGTAGCTCGATAGCGGATTTGATAAGCATGCGGCGTACATCGTCCGATTCCGCCAGTTCCCAGCCATCGCCGAACAGCGAGAACTGCTCGCCAAGCCATGGCAGCGCGGAACTGTCGACAATATCGACGAGACCGACCATCAGTACGCTCAGGTCGATGTTATCCAGCCGTCCGGCCAGTCTTCCCAGCGTTCTGAGACTGATATCACCCTCAAGCGGTGGCGGGAGTTGTAGCACCTCAGCCATCGGACACCCCGGTCATGTTAAGAGTGATCGCCGTACAGTTTGCCCATTCGTTTTCTGCCACCACCCTCAGTGCCGGTGTCACCAGTTCGACCTGGTACACCCCGGAAACGGACAACACGCTGATAATCTGGCTGGGAACAATATCGCGCCCCAGCGTGGCGGTACGGGATGCCACCCAGTTCTGTATGGCGCTGTTAGCGTTGTCCTTTACCAACCTTGCATCCTGATCACGATAGATCGTAATCCTGGCTTCAATGGTGTAATCCACCTGAACAGGTGTTTTAGCCCGCACGGTATCAGTGAGTGGTCTGACTTTTTCGTCAGAACAGAAACTCTCTACCAGAGTGAGGATACTGCTGTCCGGCAGACCAGTGCTGAGCAGCGGATACAGCTCGACAGTGCCGGGAGCGGGAGAAAGAACAGCAACGTCGACAATGCCGGGATGCGCCCCCATAGCATGAAAACGGTATGCACCACGGCTTCCGGCATTGGTGAATGACTCCGGGGCCAGCCTGATACGCTCCCGGAGCCGGTCATCGTCTTCCTGCTCTGAACCGCCAGAGCTGGCCGTCAGATTGGTCACCAGCAGGTCAATGTTATCAATCTCATCGAGTAACTGACTGACCTGCGCCGGTTGCCAGCCGTTGCCAGCGGTACCCGGCTCGGTACAGGTGGCCGTGACATTGACCAGCAGCAATCCGGCCTTCAGCACCACATCTGTATCGGTGGCAAAAATAATACTGTCGGAAGCGCTGACGCGGGTGCCTGCCGGGATCAGCACATCAATGGCCAGTGCCTCATCCACAGAGAACTGAAGTGTGGTGGTGGCAGGCTGCGCAGCAAGGCGGTATACACCGACCAGTTCACCGAGGTAATCAATCATCGGCTCACGGGAAAAAGCGACCAGATTCTGCTTCGCCGCCTCCTGTACTGCCACCCTGACCAGCATTTCGCGATAGGCCCACAGGTCAATCAGCAGACGTTCAGCCTGTGCCGGGTACAGCGTTTTTCCGGTATCCTCTTCATACTTCGCAATCATTTCTGCCGTGATTTTATCGGCATCGCGTTCAATAAAATCGGGTTCTGTCAGCGCCATAGCAGTTCCTGAGTACGGGGTTGTCCGTCTGAGCCTTTCCAGCTCACCCGGAGCGTAAGATGTTCGCCGTCGACGGCGGGTTTAACCGACATAAGCTGGCAGCGGGGTTCCCAGCGCCTGATGGCATCGACGGATTCGCGAACCACATGCGGAATGGCCCGGTCGACAGGCCAGTCGATATAAAGGTGCAGATTGCTGCCGAACTCCGGGCGATGCGGGTCGCTGCCGCGGGGAGTCCGCAGGATGATCTGGATGGACTGCCGGATATCATCCAGCCCCCGGACGATTTCGCCGGGAGCCTGCAGAGCTGGTTGCCAGAATACTGAGGTCGTTTTCATGGAGGCAGTATTGCCCCCGGGAAGTAAGCGCCGATATTAAAGGCGTTTAAGAAGGTTCAATGGGAATGGTGATTAGAGTTCTGACCATCAGCAAATATGTTACCCGTTGCATGGGCGCTTCCGTTGATTTCCAGATCACCATTGAGTGTCGCGGGGCCGTTGATCGTGGTAACTCCCGTGAGGTCGAGGTTTTTCCCTTTGAGAGAGATATCAGCGGCAACCTCCACCACGATACGCTCAATACCTCCTCTGACCGTCAGCGTATGGGTCGCGCGGTTATAACTGAACTCCGCGCCATCAGCGTATTTCGTACCCCGGACGTTTTTATCACTGAACGGCGGTTTATCGACGTCTGAGTACACCGCGCCCAGAATAACACCATCCTCGCCGTTGGCATCGAGCAGCACCTCAACCTGCTCCCCCACGTCAGGGAGCCAGTAATCCTTGTTATCCTGGGTATTGCGCTGTAGCACGTTAAGCCAGTTTGTGCGCAGATTATCGCATTCAGGCAGACGAACGCGGGCCTGAACCCTGTCGGCATCAACGGCACTGACCGTACCGATCTGACGGGTGACACCAGTCATTTTTTCTTCTCCTTAATCACCGTCGATGTACTGCCATCCGGGTGATAAACCGTGAGTTTCTGAGTTTTTTGTTTTTTCCCTCTTGTGACTGGCCCCCGTGCCACTTCCAGCTCTGTGGTGTAGCCGCTGTTACGCTCAAACGCATGGCGGGCAGTGATTATCAGCCATGGACCGGATAACTGTCCAAAGCCCACCAGTTCAATTTTGTTGCCTGCTGTCAGTTGAGGCGTTCCCGTCAGCGTCAGGGAGCCGTTCTGCTGGTATTCGTTATGTCTGGCCAGTGCTGAATCCGCTTTAATCCGGGCACTGTCCGGGTCGCTGACGCGGCTGTTAACTTTAAGTGAGTCAGCGCTGGTAACCTTACCGCCTTTGAGCTTTTTGTCGCTTTCACGGGTACCACCATCAGCTTCGTAGACGATCAGTTTTTTACTGCTGCTTTTCTGGTGTTTTACCTTTGCAGATTTATAGACCCGGTTGATGGTGTCACGCAGGGAAAAGCAGGCCACATCCTGCGGTTTTAACTGCCTGACCGGCTCCTGACTGCGCAGTGTGGCCAGATGAGAAAAAATCAACTGGTCACTGACCACTTTCACTGCATAACCATACTCGCTGGCCAGCCGGCGCAGAAAACCCACGTCGGTTTCAGCATACTGGGTCACCCGGTCGATTCTGATGGACTCAATGCTGCCCACCAGTTTCAGCCGGTGCTTTCTGGCAATCCGCCCCGCAACAGCTGCCAGCGTGGTGTTCTCAAAACCACGGCTGGATTTAGTCCGCAGAGCACTGTTAACCGAGGTGGCCACCCCACGGATAGCGACAACGGACGCGGGCGAACTCACTTCGATCTCGTCTATTGAGAATGTACCGCAGGACAGCAGTTTCTCGCCCTGATAACCCATTTTCAGCGTCAGCGTGTCACCCTTGCCCGGATACCACTTATCCAGCCAGCGGCCATCGGTGTCGTCCAGCTCCACCTCAATGGTATCGGACTCATTTTTGATGTTATCGCTCCAGACCACACGGGTGACATAAGGCGCGATATCAGAGGTGATGTTTTTCTGCAGATACCACAGAGTGAATACCGGCGTCAGCACATCGCTGACGCCGGTTAACGCTGATGTGGCTTGCGCAGTACTGTTTATCTCAGCCATGGGGCAATATCCTCTTCTGTACGGGCATCTTCAGCCTCAATAACCGGGATCAGTAACAACAACCCGGAGGGCAGCACCGGCGTAATGGCCACGTGCGGATTGGCTGCAATAATCCGGGGATAGCCCAGCGGGTCACCGTAGTACTGCCATGCCAGCGAATCCCAGCGCTCTCCGTCACGGGTAATATGTTCAAGAAACATCACACACTCCTCGTCAGTATTCTGGCGGCCATTGCACTTAATCCCGGAGACATGCGGTTGAATGCTGTGCCGGCGGCGTTAAGCTGCCCGGAAACGGTATCCAGAGCACCTGCAATATTTCTTTTGTCCACACCACTCAGCGCCGACTGCGCCTGCTGTACATACGTGGCTGCCTCACTGGCTGTTCTGGCCAGACTGATGGCATCGGGCATGGATTCAGAGAGTGCATTAAACGCCGGAACACTTTTCCCCAGAGCTCCGGATATATTACCCAGTCCGCTCATCAGTCCCGGCACACGGGTCAGCGCGACAACGGGGTTACCCTTCATTTTCTGCGCCACCCGAACGGCACTGATAGTGGTCTGGAGTACAGACTGCGCCTGTTTCGCATAGTTGACGCCGTTACGGACGAACTGCGCCACCCCGGAAGGCGATGGAACAGCACCAGATACGGCCCCGGCACCGGGAACCTGCCTGCGTATTGCCGGCGGTTGCAGAGGATTTTTCGGGTCACCGGTGTATTCCCGGAGAGACACGGTGGCACTGACAGCCAGCACGTTACCGGTGCTGTCTGTCTGCTCGCTGGTTGCGGTCACATCGGTAATCACGAACCAGCCGCGATAGTCACCGTTGCCGAAGACCAGCGCCAGTGCCTGATGGGCCTTCATGGCTGTTCGCACTCTCGCCAGCTCCACGTCGGGCACACAATAATGCTGATGGAAGACCAGGCTTATCTGGATTTCGTCCAGCCTGTCGCCGACGAACTGCAGGCCGGGTTTACCCTCGATGCGGGCATGCTCCGCATAATCGACGCCAAACGTGGCCTCGAAGCCGTCCCAGTAGGTAATCAGTTCAAACTCAATATCACCCAGTACGGCAAACATCAGCTGTACTCCTTACGTTGTTTCTGAGCCAGCAGACGCTCCAGCATTTTTTCCAGCTCATGCAGGCTCATATTCAGGGCACCAGCCAGCCCGGCAGGCGCTGCGGTTTCCTTACCATTGAGGAAAAACTGAGGATTAAAGCTGACCTGGATACCGCCAGACGCTCCACCGCCGGTTGCCGTTGCGCCACGGCCTGAATATCCGGCAGCCATGATTTCCGGCGACGGGATACGGGGAACATCCGGTGTCATTTCAGCGGCCAGACGCTGCCCGGCCAGTGCAGCAAGCGGAGTGGTCCGTTGCAGGCCAATGGCGGCACCCTGCGCGATATTGTCACCAAAGCCTATAAACACGCGACTCGGTGAATGGATGCCCAGCTTTTCGCTGAACCAGTCACTGATGCTGTCACCCATTCCGGTTATGCTGGTTTTCAGTGACTCCCATTTGTTTCTGATGCCATTTATCAGCCCGTCAATAAGATGACCACCGAAGTCGGTGAATTTCGCCGGCAAATCAACGCCGAGATATTTCAGCGCAGCCGCAAAGGCTTCATAAAGCAGACCAGCCGGAGACCAGTTAACCAGCAGTTTACCAATTCCCGCGATGCCGCCGTTAAAGGCTTCCTGAATGTCAGCCCAGCGCTGTTTAAACCAGCTACTGACTGCGCCCCAGTTGCGGTAGATAAGGTAAGCTGCTGCCGCGACGGCGGTGATAACGAGACCGATGGGATTCATCAGCAGCGCCCGGCCAATCCAGAGAACGGCACGCCCGGCGTTCATAATTCCGCGAACCAGCCCCCCTGAGAGCACACCACCCAGTGTTCTGGCTCCTCTGGCGACAGCACCAAAGCCTGTCACCAGCCAGCGGAGTTTACCGCCTTCCCCCAGTGCGAGCGTCAGACGAAGCCAGTTGGCCCGAAGTAAAACAGCATTTTTCCAGACGCTTACAAAGGGGGAAAGAAGGATATTCAGCCCAAGCTTGAGACCGATAGTGGCCATCCTGAAAGCGAGTAATGCGCCCACAACCTTTATGGTGCTGCTGACGAGCTGCGGATTTGCCGCTATCCATTTGCCAACACTGTCCATTAAAGGAATAAATGTTTCACCCAACTGGAGCAAAGCCGGACGCAAGGATTGCCCGATGCTGATAGCAGAATCATTAAAGCCGATCTGCATTCTGCGCCAGCGACCTTCAAGCGTATCATTCTGCTTTGCAGCATCCTTATCCAGGGTAGACATTGCAGCCGGAGCATTCATTTCCTGCTTACTGGAAAGGTATTTATCCCAGCCCTGTCGCATTGACAGTAAATGGTTGACAGTCTGAATATCGGTAAAGACCTCAGCCAGACCAAATGACTCCATGAGTTTCTGCTGACCTTCCTGATCGCCTCTTGCTCCTGCAGCTTTCCATTGCTGCAAAAACGCTTTGCCTTTACTGTCGATAAAACGGTTGGCAATCATCAGTGAAGCTTCGTACTGCGAAAAACCCTGAGCGACGTAATTCTGCATTGACCCCTGGTAATCCACCCCGGCTTTAGCATATTTCTGGATGGTATCTCCGCGGCCCATTGCTGCCAGCCAGTTGGACATATTGGTGACCGCTTCCTCTGCAGAGCCACTACCTTTACCGACCTCCAGACTGGCAACAATCTGGGTAATCGCATCTTTTCCATAAATGCCACGGGCAGCGAAGGCTTTAGCCATACCGGGTAATGCTTTTGCCATATCCTTCAGCTCAAATGACCCAAGTTTGGCTCCTGTTGCCGCAATACCAAATGCCTGTTCAAGTTCTTTCGCATCAGTGATTCTGAGTGCATCGCTGAAGGCATAAGTCATTTTGGCAAGGTCGGTCATATCGGCTTTGGTTGCTGTAGCGGTCTTTCCAAGCATCTCTGCAAACGTTGCTGCCCGTTCGGGGGCCATACCATCAGCAACTAATTGTCCGACTCCCCCTAACAGAGACTCCTGCAGTTGGTTAACCTTCAGCGAGGCCTGTCTGATAGCCAGGCCAATTGCACGTTCCTGTTTTGCATCCAGGTCTCCTGTGACACTGATATCCCGTAACTGTGATTCAAACGAGGCATATTGTTTAACCGAGGCCATGACCGGTGCGCCCAGCGTTCTGCCAATAGCATAGGTTTCTGCACCCTGACCATAGAGCGCCAGGCGGTTAGCCTTCAACGCATCACCGGTGGCTGATACTGCTGACAGACGGCGCTGCTGACGTTCAATTTGCTCCATGGTGCGGCTTACCCGCAGCAACTCGCTGTTGAGATGCTGCATCCGGGAAGAACCCAGTTGACCATAACGTTCTGTTGCCCGGGTTAAGGCATTCTGGCGTTCCTGCAGACGGCGGGAGGTATCACCAAGGGAATCAAGGGCGCGTCGGGTGCCACTGACGGCTGAGCGGAAGCTGCTCCCGACAATGCCGCCAATAATGACGCCGACTGAAAATTCACTGGCCACGGTGGCTATCCTCTGAAAGCAAAAAAACGGAAGGGAAGTGTCTGAACCCCATGCAGAACAGCCGCGACTGGCGGCTGTTAAGTGATACGTTGTTACTGATTGTCGCCGAACTCGCTTTTGATTTGCTCTTCAGCCTGCTCCAGCCACATCTCCAGATCGTCAGTATCGAGGGCATCAATCTCCCCCGGCTGAAACCTGAACCATCTCGCCAGCAGGCCCTGCGCCTGCATCAGTGTTTTTGTCGCTCTTGCCCAGCCCAGTGATTTTCTGAAATCGTTTCTGCAGCTCCATATAGTCGGCAAGATCCATGTTATCGAGGTCTTCCGGGAGGATACCGGTGCTACGGGCAATCAGTGGTTCGTCCCAGTCTGCCGGGTCTTTGTTGATTTTGCGCACCTGCTTCAGGTCTTTTACTGTCAGGCGTTTCAGTTCAATCTGTTCAATTCTGGTACCTGCAGCAGTGGTGAAAGGATAAGACAGCGTAAAAGTATCGGACTGGGTCTGTGACATGATCATACTCCTTTGTAAATTCAGAGCAGTATGTCTGGCGGTGGACGTGACGGATATTAAAGGAGATTAAGAAGAAGGGGCCGGAGCCCCTGTGATGTCAGCAAGTGCGAAAACCCTTGCAGTTACGCAGGAAAGCGATGAGAAGCGCCTTTCCCTCAGATTTGCCGATGCCGGAGAACCAGTGGTCGGGCGGCTCCCATGCTTCAATCAAATCGGCCAGTTTGCGGGCCTTTGAACGTGTGCAGTCAATCGGGTCATTGGTTTTACGGGTATTAAAAAGGGTTTCCACCCCCGGAATATCAAGGAGGGTAAACCACGTACCATTTGACATGCCCAGTGACGCACATCGCCCTCCTTTGTCAGTCAGTTCAACACTCACCGTCAGCCCCCGATATTGATCCGATAGTCAGTCAGTTGATCAACGCCACCGACGCGGAAGATGTTGGCCAGATAGTCCAGTTGCAGCAACTCTTCACCATCCAGTACCTGTCTGATATACGTGCAGGTGAAGCTACTGGAGAACTCGGCGTTCTCGTGCTGTTTAAACGTCCCCAGCGGGTTCTTCTTGAACATAATTGTCAGGAAGGTGACCAGCGGGATTTCGTCGATCAGCCCCTGCGAGCTGTAGCGCTGGACGCTGGAGCGACACTGCAGCGCCAGCGACTTGTACGGGTTCGCGGCAGACAGCATCGCATCGCGGTAAAAGCTGTTCCATTTGATTTCGCCTTCCAGTTTGTCAAAACCAGCCGGGAGTTCCACCTTACCCACCATCCCCAGTGCCTTGTGTTCCTGCATAATCATGGAGACATCGGGGAGTTTAACCTCCTCAGCCCGTCCCAGCAGGTTAGTACCATCCAGATAGATGTTGGCATTCGTGATTCGGTTTATCTCAATCTTTGACATCAGTTGCCCCCTTTCAGGGTTAACAGGTATTCCGAGGTGATCTCAGTCTCAAACGTCAGTCGCTCCAGCGGCGGTGGTGGCGTATATTTGTAGCTCAGCAACAGGTGCCCGGCGGCCAGCTCCGTTTCCGGATTGCGGGCCGGATCAAACCAGCAACGGAAGCCCAGTACCGCGCCATCACCAGTCATTTTGCGACCGTAGGCGTTGACCGACTCCGTCAGTGCATCAATCAGCGCCTGAGTAATCGGCATGTCGATGTACTGCTGGCTGAAGTAACGAATGGACTCATTGATCACATCACCGGTGCGGCGAACGTTCTCAAAGTTACGCATATGGGTGACCGTTGGCCATGCTGCCGTCCGGTTACCCCACAGACGAAGGCCGCTGCCGTAACTGCTGAATACCGTGGTGATCCCCTGTTCGTTAAGCAGGTTCACCTCGCTCTGCGGATCGTCAATCATTGCCGACAGCTGGCGCTCCACGCCGGTGATCCCCAGAATTTCCTGATTGGAGGATGACCACCAGTACCCTTTGTCCAGGTCGACTCTGGCACGCAGGCCCGCCGCACGCTGGCTCAGTGGCTCCAGACGTTCCGTGTTCGTCACCGGGTCATATACCTTCACATGCGGGTAGCACAGGCGGACACGGTCAGAGCTGGTATTAAAGTTAATGGTGCCTTCCGGGCCTCGTCCCGCCAGAGCCTGCGCAAAAGTGGTACCAACCGGCGCATCAATATAGGTTACTGCTCCCAGTTTCTCAGCCATGGCGATAAGCTCAACCGAGACGCTGTTCTGGGTGCAGAATACCGGAGCAATCAGGATTTTGGCGAAGTAGCCAAACAGGTTAAAACTGTCGTTAAGCAGCTTCATGCCGGTACGGTTGCCTGCAGCGTTAACGGTACCGATGATATCAGCCGGGGTGACTTTGGTCGGATCAGCATAGTTATAGCTGGCCTTCACCGTTGCATCTGCAGCAATGCTTTTACCCAGGTTAGTAATCACCCCGGTCTGTGCATCAAGCGAGTAGTCCTGACCTTCAACATAAGGCTGACCGTCGCTGTCCGGTTTCAGTACCAGCTGCGCGACCACCGGATTAGCCAGCCGGGCTCTGCCTGTCGCCTTGTCGAACGACACATTCTCACTGACCACAGCGGTTTTATGCACAGACGGATCGAGTACGTTAATGACCAGAACGGTGCCTGCACCATGGTCATAAATCGCATCCAGCGCCTGTGGAATGGTAAAGCCGGTGAACTGGCTGCCAAATGCCGCAGCGTCTTTCTCAGACAGGCACTGTACCAGCGTATTGACATCCCCCATTGGTGCGGTACCAATCAGGCCAATAACGGCAGATTTCACCGTTTTAACCGGGCGGGCACCGTTTTCCACTTCAATGGTTTCCGGACCATGCAGATAGTTAGCTGACATGGGCGTCCTCCGTTTTCACCTCGCTGTCACCGCCGTTCCTGCGCTTTGGTGACTGCACAGCCGGTGTGCCGGCGGGTTTAATTTCTTCAGATACCGGCGTCAGATGCTTCAGCGCCACCAGTACCTTCACGTAGTCATGCTCCTCCGGCAGGGAAACAGTCTTCCCCGGCCAGAGCAGGATTTCGGTTCCGTCCGACAGCGTGACGCCGCTGGCCGGGCCGGAATAGCGGTATTCTTTCATCACTCGCTTTCCTCATAGTTCACTTCAGTTAACAGCGGGCCGGACGGTAAATCGCTGTCTTCGATAAAGACGCTTTCAGTCGCGAAGTCGAGGGCGTACTGCCACAGCCCCCTGACTTCACCGATAAACACCTCGCGGGTCAGCCAGATACGGCGGCGGCACCCGGGCGGGGTGTAGCCACCAAGAATGCGGCGGACAGCATCCAGGACATTAATCGCCCCTTTTTTACCGTTGAGCTGTCGGAAGACCACCGTGACGCAGAGCTGGATAGTCTGAGGCTGGATCACCGCACCGGTATCATCCGGCCTGTCGAAACGCGATCCTGCATAGCTCAGCAGCAACGCCCCGACAGAATGATTGAGGCGGTATTCGGACGGCTTTTCCGGGAAGTACTCAACCTGCAGCTGAGGCAGCTTCTCGCGCAACCGGGCCAGCACCGCATCAAGGACGGGCAGAACATTCATCAGTATTTCTCCAGTAAGCCGTCACGACCGCCGAAAGTGGCCGGGCGGCTGCGTACACGAAACTCTCCTGGCTCAGGCATATCTTTCTGAGTGGACGGCAGCCCCAGCGTAAGCCTGTTATCACGTAACTCCTTCAGTTGCCGCAGCGCTTCTTTGTGGTCATCCTTCACCGTATCCGGGAGGTCACCTTCCGGGCGGCGGGCGTAGAGCCGGTAACGGACCAGCGTGATGGCAATGTCCCGCAGAACGGTCGGTATCTCCGCCAGCGGCAGGATATAGCGTCCGCGCAGATGGGCATCAATCAGCTCGTCGGCATAGCGGATACAGCTCTCCACCACACGGGTATTCACTGTCGCAGGCGAGTCGAAGTCCATCTCTTCACTGGTGAGCTCGATCAGCGTTCGTTCCGGCACCTGCTCAAGCAAATCCTCCAGGGTGCAGTACATGTCACACCCCGCGCAGGATACGAATGACGTCGCCTTCACCCCCGGCTTCATCAAGTGCAATACCACAGGATTTACCGTCGCCGGACTGCGGCACGGCTCTGGCCTGAGCATCTGACTGAACAGCCACACCACGGCTGACCGCAGCACCGGCCTCAACAGCAATAATGCCCAGAACGCTCACCGGCGTGCTGTCGCCGGTAACAGCATCCACTTCGGCAACCCCGAGCGCTGCGGCACCGGCTTTACAGGGGGTATTATCTGCCCCGACAAAACGCTGCTGTGCCAGTTCTGCCCCTGCCGTTACGGTTGTAATCAGAATGACCTGCTGAGTGGTTCCCATAACGCCTCCTTATTTACTGATACCGGTGATGAGATACCCGGCATCGCCACCAACCACGGCGACTTTGTAGATATCGGTATAACGGCAGTACTTCACCTTGCCACCGGCACCGTCGTATTTGTCTGCAACAGGCATCCCCTTACGGCGCAGGGTGTAGCCGAAGGACGGCTCGTTCTCGTCCGCGCTGTCCGCCCCCGGCTGCGGCTTGCCGACGTAGTGCAGCATCAGGTTGTCTCCCCAGATATCCGCCGGCACGCTGTCCCTATCCATTGCCGCTTTCATGGATGGCAGGGAGACAGGGGCACCGATGACGATCTCTTCGATCTGAAAGAGGTCCTGCAGGATCTCCGTAGTGATGCGCTTGCGTTCGTTGGCTCCGATGGCAGCCTGAATCGCCGGGTGGAACTTCAGCAGCGCCATCACGCTGGCACCCATGGTCATCAGGTTAGGACGCAGCCCCGTGGCCGTACGGACCGCTTCCATACCGGCTTCAATCACCCCGATGGGGTCCCCCTTACCACCGGCCCAGCGATCACTGGCTGTCAGTTTTTTAACGTGCCCGGTACGGTAGACCTTTTCATCCTGAGCCAGACGGGCGGCGATAAGTTCACGGCGCAGATTCACGCCATTCGTGGCGCGACGGATGGCCTTGCTCTCCTCGTTAAACATGGACTCCGCCTGCTCGCGATAGTCCACCGGCGCAGCCAGATCGTGCTCACCCAGCACCAGATCAAGCGTGCCGGTTTTCTCACGGACCAGAACATTGCTGTCCGCCCCGACGGCACGCTCAGTGTCATATTCCACAAAGGCGGTTTTCCCGAAGGTCGGCACACGCACGCCTTCCTTGTCCGTCAGCACGACGGGGAAAATACGTTCGCCAATGAATGCGGCATTTTTATAGCCTCGGGCGATACTGGTCAGTACCGGATCAACGACACGTTTACCTTTTAAGTAATCAGACATGATTTCTCCTTAAATTACAGGCAGCGTGCGACAGCAGCCTCATAGCTGATGCCTTCTTTTTTGGACAGGGCCACTGCTTTCTGATGCAGGGCCAGACGCTCAGGATCGGCTTCCGCAAACTCCGCCACATCCACCTTCACCGTGTCGCCGACACGCTCCTTTGTGGCCTGTTCGGCGAAATTCATCACCGGCTCCCCGTCGGAGAGCAATGAACGGAAGGCGGTGGCCAGCGGCGTGCGGCTTTCCCCCTCAGCAAACTCCACCGGCTTGTCGCCACCGGCGACGGCATCCAGCAGGGCAACCACCACGGAGGAGGCGCGGGGAGCCAGACGCCCCTCTGCGACCAGTTTTTCTGCAAAGGCCACATTGTCCTTATGCAGTTGCTCCTGTCTGGCCTGTGCATCACGCGCATCGCGATCAGCAGCCTGCTGCTTCAGGCGGCGGTTCTCCTCCTGAAGGGCTTCAATCTCTTCTTTTGTCATCGATGATTCCTCGTTACTTGCGGAAGACGGCACCTGGCCTGTCTCACTGAATTGTGCACCTGCTGCATCCTGCGACGGTGTGTCGCGGTACGCCTCTTCGCGCAGATTGTTGAGCTGCCATTCCGGCAGGACTTTTTCTGCTTCGTCCAGACTGAAGCGGGCGATCAGAAAATCGCGCAGCTTTCCCCACAGGGAGGCATTCGTGATGGCCTGCCAGTCGGCGAACTCCACCACACCTTCTTCCTGCTCACTGAAGGACACCTGTTTCAGCCCCTTGACGGAAGGTGGCTGTGCACCGAGAAAGCCCACATGGCGAAGGTAGAGCACGCCGGGCTTCGGATTGGACGGTGAATCCGGGAGGTAGAAAGAGGCGGACACTTTTTTGAATCGTCCGTCGGTGACCATCTCAGCAAACTGCGGGTCCAGCTGGGCAGGCTCTGCCATCAGATCGACGCCGCTGAGCGACAGGGCTTTCACCCAGCCCCACGCCGGGTCTTCCGTTCTGGGATGACCAATCACGAGTGGTGCTTCATGGACGGACGGGTCATAGGCTTTCACGCAGGCGGCAAGATCGTCTGGCGTGAACGGCAGTTTTTTGCCGTGCATATCGGTATGAGTACCGGCTTTAAAAATGTGAATGGCTGACATTTTGCTGTCCCGCGTTATGTTGTCGGAGACAGTTTGTGAGAAATGCAGGCCCGGCGATTTTAATCTGCTTTAGAAAACATCAGGGGAGAAGGACAGGGAAAGCAATGCGGTGAACCGGAGGCGGTTATAAAACAGAGGCTGTAAAGCCTTTATAAAGGTAATACAGCCCCTCATTCGCTGGCAATGATAAATCACCCGCCTGAAGAGAGAAAACTCAGCGACGGGCCGCTGATTCAAGATGGCGGACAATGGTATCTAGGATGGGGATTACCACTTCAGGCTGTAGTTCTCCATCCCCCGTCACCGGCAGGAACGGGCGGGCCGGAAGTTCAACAGACTCATTACGCCCCGTTTTACCCCCGAACTGGTGAATGGCACCGTAAACAACGTTGGTCCCCACAACAGCCTGCCGGTCGTCATGGTCGGTTGATACTGACCCCATCAGACGCCCGGTATCCTGCAGTGTCTGCCCGTCACGTTCTTCCGCTGCCAGCGAGGGCATCCACCCCGGACGCCCCTCATCAAGAAAGTTAAACTGTGTTTCCGCCAGCAGGGTTCCGGCGATTTTGCGCATCGCGGGCTCCAGGTCTGTGGCAGCAAGATCCAGCGCACGGAGGCTCCGGCGCAGGGATTTATCGTTAATGGTGATACTGACCAGGTTATCGGAAGCCATTGTTATCCTCTCAGTTCCTGTTGTGCCAGTGGCTGAAGCGTACCCTGATAGCGGGCCAGGTCGGGACGGTATGCTGCCCCCGGTGCATAAGACCAGCCGACGTCGGTGGTCACCTTCGTGGTGCCGGTATTAAAGGTGGCCACGTTCCGCATTTCGCCGGTTTTCTCTGAGACCAGTTTCAGTTCCCGGCCCATGGCAGAGCCGGAGCTGATAACCTTCAGGCCACGGGCACGGACATCCGCCGCACTCAGGGCAATCACACTACAGCGGCAGCGCCAGCCGTTCGGCGGGTAAAATGCCTGCCAGAACGGGTCATCCCAGCGCAGCACCAGACCATGCAGCGCCAGATGGCTCCTGCGGGTATGGCTGTCGTTGATGCCGGTATACATCCAGTACGGCCTGTCGTCGACGTTTTCCATCTGTTCCGCCCAACGACCGGCGCTGTAGAGTACGGACATATTGGTGCGAAAGATGGTATCGAGCCGCCACGGACTGCCCTGCTGAATGGTGACCGGCTCACCCGTTACCGGGTCAGTCGTGTCACGCGGTCCCCACCATCCCTTGCGCTTCAGCGCCGGCTCCAGCTCCTGCCGGAACCAGCGATCGGTTTTTCCTTCATCGACAGCCTGCTGCAGTGCCCCACGAATATCTTCCAGGATATCCAGGCGGGTCACTTTAGCGACGGTAAAGGCGCGGGCATGGGCTTCCTGCCACATTTCTTCCCAGTCCCAGGTAATCTGATACCCTTTGGACTTCAGGTAGCTGATTGCCCGCTTCGGGGGAAGCGTCATGCAGTACGCCAGTTCAGCCGTTGTCACGCTCATGCAGACGCCCCCAGATATTTGCCACAAAGAGAATGCGGGCCAACCGTTCCTGCAGATCGTCCGTGTTCATCTGAGGGTAGAGCTCCGCCAGTTCGCCCAGCAGCTCAGACGGGTTAACCCCATTTTCGACCCGCTTAAACAGAGGTGCCAGGACGGGTTCCAGCGTGCCATTTAACACACCTCCGTTCATCAGAATGTCCAGCGCGTCGTCAAGCTGCTGTTGTGCATCATGATCGGCGCTTATCGCCTCGGCAAATTCCGCAGGCACTGCCCCGTCCGCAACCGGTGCATCAGAGAGGTCAATATCCCCCTCCTGCAGCTGGTACTCCCGCATGAAGTACTGCGGGGTCAGGCGCAGTCCCGCGCGGGTGAGTTTTTCGTCGCGGGTGGCGCGGGTGTCATCAATGGTCTCCTGTTCCCACATGGCCCAGACCGGACACGGCACATCGCCGAAGTTCAGGGTGACCACCGTTCTGATAACCTGATTCACTGCTGCCTGAATGATGTCCGCATCCGCATCGCGGATATCAGCCGTTACCTCCAGCCCGGCCTGTGCAGAGGCCTTGTTACTGTTCGCTTCCGTGGTCTGATTCTGACCAAGTAATGCAATGGAGATCTCACTGCGTGACAGTGTGATCAGCTCGCGGAATACCTCGCTGCTGTCCGCCTTACCATCCGCGGCTTTGAGTTCGATGCTGCTGTCATCGGGGATGGCGGCCACCGCGTCCTCCACCATCTGCTCCATGGAGTCCAGCAGTTTTTCAATCTCTGCATCATTTGCACCCCTCGGGTGCTTACCGATCACCCACGGGGAGCCAAACTTTTCGGCAAAGCGGAGCCAGAATTTCATCCCGCCTTTCTTGAAGGCGACCGGCCAGAAGCACATGGACAGGTCAGGGAAACCGTAAGGATTGTCATACGAGGCATCCTGTGCCGGCACCACGAATTTTGACGGTGACAGCAGCTCACCCTCCACACCCGCATCACGCGCCCGGAAGCGCAGGCAGTTGTCCGTATCAAACTGAAACCACTCAGGCGGTTTGCCGACAATATCCGTCACCGCCCACGCCCTGACCGAACGGCCCCACATGATTTCACAGGGCTGATACCCGTAGAGCACGGCATCGCTCATCTCACCGATGATGCGGGACAGATCCAGATCGTCGAGCATGTCGCGGATGAAACGGAAGACCCGGGCAGAAGCGTGACCGCGCTCCAGTCCACGCTCCAGCGATTTGAGCGCTGCTTTACGTCTGCGGATACAGCCCCCGACCAGCGGGTCGGTGCGCAGTTCGCGGTAGATACGGATATCCCGTCCCTGAGCCTTGAGAATGGGATCAGGATTGGGCAGATACATGCCCAGTCCGTAAAAGTCGATCGCGCGGCTGCGGGAGGCAATCTGCGCGGTCAGTGATTTCTGAGGCTCAGAAAAAGCAACAAATTCATCGGGTGAAACCCAGATACCCCTCGCCATCAGAATCCCTCCAGTATATGACCAGCCTCACGGCGGTGACGCGAACGGGCCATCACCGGCCCTGACGGTCCGTCAGTGGCGTTTATTGCCAGAAAACAGGCCCATGTGCGGTCGGCGTGACCTGCTGCATCACTTTCGGCCACAAAGCGGGGAGTTCCGGTAGGCCCGGTAACCTTGCGAAGTTTATGCAGATCACTGCGCAGGACCACATCTCCCGCCGGAATACGCAGGCGGCGGTCCTCAAACATCTCCCTGCCACGGGTCGCGAGGGTGAGCTTGTTCGGGCTGTTAAATATCACCCCCTCCACACGGCTTCTGCCATGGCGACCCTGTGCATCCTCCACCGGCTTTTCTCCCATCCCGGTCTGATCCATACAGCAGCGCAGCACGCGGTAACGGAAAAATACGTCATCCAGCAAAGCATCCTGCTCAGCAAAGGTGGCCCGTTTACGGGTGATGATTTCCCGGGTCCAGTAGACATCCCCCACCTGTTCAAGCACCCAGATGACAAACAGGTCATTACGAACAGCAATATCCACCCCCACAAAGCAGGGGCCACCCGTATAGTGCACCGGCAGCCCGGCAGCATCGTGCTCCACGCCGTCAATCAGTTCAAACGTCAGCCAGGCCGATGCCTCATCCAGCCACTTCAGTTCAAACTCCTGTGCCCAGGCGTCATCATCGTTGAGCGCCTGTCGCATCTGTGCAATATCCCGCGGCAGACCATCACGCACGGCACGGTAAATATCCACGATGTGACGTGACCAGACATTTTCAAGGGCGTTGCTGGTCATCAGTTCATAAAACTTGTTTCCCTTGCCGTTCGGTGTCGATGTCACACGCAGTCTGTAGCCGTTGGAAATGACCGGAAACAGAGCGGTCCAGATTTTGCGACTGTCGGCATGGAAGGCGAACTCATCCAGAAAGACGTTAGCCGCAAACCCACGAGCCGTGTCGGGATTCGCCGGCAGGGCCGTGATACGGGAGCCGCCGGGTAACTCCACCTCAAGCATGGTGTAGCGTTCGCCGCTTTCAGCACGGTAATAACTTTCCACCTCACGGGCCGCCATCCGGTAGGCGCTGCAGTGTTTTTTCACCCCCTCCACCATGGCTTCTTTTGCCTGACGCTCCCCGCGCGAGAGGATCACCCAGCGTGTACGTCCCCCTGAGGCCTCCGTTTCAAAACAGTCATCAACCAGTTCCAGCGTGGTGGTGAACGTCTTGCCCGTCTGACGGGCAAACATACCAATCTTGAAACGGGCACGATCCAGAAACCACGACTGCTGATAGGGATACAGCTGAATGGCCGCTGTCATGAGATCACCCCGTAAATCTGTTCCCGCACCATCTTCAGGGTTTCCAGACTCAGGCGGGTGTCGCCGGACTTCGCCTGTTTTTCCAGAGCATTCATCCGCGCCTCAATTTTTGCCAGCACCTCGGCCCGGAATCGCTTGTGGGTCACCGAAGCACGTACCAGTGTGGCTATACTTTCCGAAGCAGTGGCCAGCAGTTTTGCGCGTTTTGCAGGATCATCACTTTCCCCGATTTCCTGCAGACGCATCAGAACATCCAGCATCTCGGTCTGAATCAGTGCCATCATCCCGGCAGAACGATCGTCCGCCTCGTCACCGGCTTCCTGCGCCATCAGACGTGCGGCCTCGGTGGCGGCGCGGATGCGGGCCAGTTGTCGCTCCATTTTGTAGCCAAACCGCTGCAGGGAAGAGCGGGTGATGACGTATCCCTTCTCCTTCAGCAGGGCTTCCAGCCGGGCGTAGCCGCTGAAGTTATTCTCCGTCAGGGCACGCTCCAGCCAGCGGCGTACTTCTGTCGGGAGAGAATCAATGCTGCTGCGACGTCCCATAATCACTCACTCCAGTATTTTTCCGGTCGGGCAATACCCGGGCCGCATTCCACGGTGTATTCCACAATATCCACACCAAGGCGACTCAGATCGGCAAACCAGTCACCGGAAGGTCTCTTCTCCAGTTCCACCATTTTGCGATCTGCCAGGTAATCAAGCTCACGGCGCAGCTCCAGTTGCGTTGTGTCCGGGTAGATGGCGCGGGACACTTCCAGCAGCAGCGTCTCGCTGGCGGTGTAAGGGCGGGTTTTGTTCAGGGCAACCAGCAGACTCCAGCGCAGGGATTCGCGGCGTACCCGGGTAATATCGACCATTATTGACCTCCGGTATTGCGGTACTGCTGTACCACTTCCAGTTTGTTGTAAAGTGCGTCCAGTTTGGCCTCGATGACTGTCTGGCCACGGATATAATCCTCGCGACGGACATAATTCAGCGGTAAATCCGCTTTAAATCGCATAAATTCCTTTTCCAGCTCGCCCCAGTTGGAGGCGGACTGTTGCAGGGCCTGTTCAAGGGAGGCGAATCGTGCCGCCTGGCGTTCTTCTGTTTTACTGAACAACCATTTGGCGAGCCCTCCAACAAACCCCATGAAGGTGAGCAGAAAACTCACCACCGTCCAGAATTCAACCTGCAGTGTCATTTCTGTAATCCTTCCCGTTCATCCAGTAGCGCGTTTATCTGGTTCCGCCAGCGACGACATTGCCCTGCGTTGTCGATGATGTTGGCGAGAACGTCACGCTGGGAGACGCCTGAGTCGCGTAGCCAGGCGTCAGCGGTTTCAGGTTGCCCGGTCGCTGTGCCAGAGCGGGTGCCAGCGGCGGCAACTGAGTCTGAATGACCGCTGTCGACGGATGCGTTGTCATATCCGAGTGCGGCGTTGTACTGGCGCACGAAACCGCGAGTAAACACGCACTCAATGGGATGGCTCTTACCTTTTTCATCAATCCAGCGCTGTGTGACATCGTTAATTTGCCCCTGTAGTTGTTTGTTCTGACTCTCCAGTTGAGCAATCTGCCCAAGATAACCGGCCTCAGCCCGTTGCCCGGCGGCCACCTGCTCCTGATACCGTCTGGCCCAGGCCCGCAGTGCAGCGTTCTCAAGCGTTGTCTGCTCTGTTTTGTACGTGTCGAATGCTGACTGCAACTGGCTGAGCGCGATATCACCGTCACGCTTTGCAGAGTCATGACCACTTCTGTATCCCATGGCATACAGGCCGACCAGAAAGGCATTGATAAGAATGGCCAGCAGAATGCCGCGCCACGGTAGATTTTTAACCAGATGCCACACAGCTGCTGCCTCCCCATGTGAGATATCGCGGTGCCAGTTCGCGCAGGATGCGCTGCGGATAATGGCGGTTCTCCCGCCAGCTGGCCGCATTGCGTCCGGCATTCACCGTGGCGACATGTCCGAACCAGCGGGTGCTGTCCAGACCTTTCTGTGATGCAAGCCGCCTGTCCCGTTGTACCCAGCCCAGACCACCGTTATAGCCCGACAGTGTCATGGCCATACGCTCGCAGTCACTGGCGGCGCTGACACGCTGCCACAGCCAGCGGTCATAGCTGACCAGCGCCCGGATAGCCCATGCCGGATTAAACGGCTCACGACTGCTCAGCATCGGTATCAACTGGCTTATCCAGTCGGCAGTGGCAGGCATGAACTGCGCCAGTCCCTGAGCGCCAGCCGGCGAGATCGCATCAGGTCGCCAGCCGCTTTCCTGATGCAGTTGCGCGGCGAAATCGGCCACCGGCGCAGACAGTCCCCATTCAAGCCGGGCATTACGGATCACATCATCGCGATACTGCAGCGCAGCCTGCGGAGGTTGTGCTGCGCATGCCTGGCTGAAAAAGCCGCCACACCAGAGCAACATTGCGACAAAGAATACCCATGCCATATGAACCAGAAAGGTCCCGGCGCGGACTGACAGGCGTTCGGTTCTGATGAAGACCCGAAAGGCTTCGAAAGCCAGTTTCAGGGACATGCATACAATCCAGGTGATCTGCGGCCAGTTCATGATTAAAGCCCCATCGCAACAGCCAGGCAGACCGCTGCAACAATCAGTGCACGGCGGATTAACGCAGCAGAAAACACCAGGTGAAGGCCGGTCTGTACCGGGAAACGCCCTTCAGCCATCAGCCTGTCGTCATGTTTCAGGTACTGACCGGGACGGGCTTTGGGGAAGAGCGAACGGTCAAGCCAGTAACCCAGCACTGCTGCCAGCGTGATGAGTGCCAGCTTGTAGATCACAACAGGCAGCTGCTG